CTGAGTGTTTTGCGTCTTTCAATATGTCGCAGACGCGCTGTGCGCACTCAGCCGGGGTTACTCCGAAAGCGTACCATTCTTGCTCAGTCATTACGCCATCGTGGAATGCATACATGACCGTTGCATAGTCTAACTTTCGGGGCATCTGTGATATGTTCCTCGGATCACTGGGTTTCACCGCAGTCTCCTTCTTCACGAATGCCTTGATCACTTCCTTGGTGTTGTTACCGCCAACACTTTGTCTCTCAAGGATGGATCTCTGTGAGGGTCTGTTCTGCCTCTCCCTCACCTCGTCGTGCCCAACGGGGTGTCCACGGTGAGCGACTGGGATGCAGCGCTCTGCGAACTCGGCCATGTATCCGGCCAATGAGGGTGGAATTGGAAGCTCATGTTCGGGATCTGCCCGTTCTATGAACTGCTCGACGCGCCCGGAAATGCAGCGATCATCGGATCCAATGCTTTGAGCATATGCGTAGCAGGGGCCGATCAGGGGGCTGCCAAATGCCTTCAGGGGCACTGGTGCGTCGTAGTCATGCTTTGCGAAGTATATGGGGACCAAAGCTTCCGATGCTGGGAACACAACGGGTGGATACCGCGGAACTCCTGCTCGTAGGTAACTCGAGAGGATGGCGGCGTGGCCAGGGGGAAGCCGGTCGGTCGGCAAACCCGCTGGATCGGACGGGGCGATGTTACTCGCGACCATTGCTGGGGTAATTGGAACCTTTGCAACAATGGCTACTGCATGTACAGCGTCCAATTGGGATTTCGGTAGGGTGACTGATGTGTGCTGTCCAAGTATAGCTACACTCCTACTTCTGCCCTCCTGTGTCACCACGTCAAGCACGACGTGGCCTCCAAACACTGGCTTCAAGCGCTCCAACCTACTGCCCTCAAGCAGAGTAGATGTGGGAACAGCGCTCGGCATCTCAAAACGCCCAATTTGGGTGAGCATGATGAGGGTGTGGTGATCATTCAATCGCTTCCGGTCGATATGATATGAAACAACAGTCTTCTTGACGAAGCCGATGTCTTCCACGAGGAAGGTGTCCCCGCAGTAGTCCCACACTTCATGTGTATACAAGGCGCCTCCGCTGACCTCGTACTCCACCTCTCCTCTCTCATTGAATCGGAAGGTGAATTCCCCTTCTGCTTTCGCGGCAGCCGTCGGTTGGAACGTCGAAATTAGGTATGTTCCCGGATGCTGTGCTAAAAGCAGCGGCATGTCAATGTAGTGGTCTACATCAACAAGCACGGCGGCTTGCTCTAGGCAGTTGAAGTGGAAGTCCTCGCTCGGTACGGCGACGTCTTTCGCCCAGTGGTATGAGCGATCCCCTTCTCTACCCTTACGTACGTCAGAAAGAGATTTCTGTACGTAGTATGGCCTCAACCCCAGTGACCTCGCTACCAATGCGGCAGTGTGGCTTCCAGAGTTGCGGTCACGAGCTGATTCCCCGTGGGTGTGGTTCTTGGTAATTTGGCTTTGGACGAGTGGAGTGTCGACGAAAACCTGGCGCTGTGCACTCGAACTGAGAGTCCCGGCAGTAAGAGTCTTCTTGATCAATGTAGTTGTCAAGGCTGCGCCGATGGGGCTGCGGTGGCGCCTCATCAGAACTTGCACAATGTATTTCAGCAGCCACCCCACTATCACGGTGAAGCCTGCTTTGCGCAAGGGGAGGCTCGGGATGTCTCCGAACCTCGTACGCCGCGCCTTCGTGCGGCCGACGTACAGGGATACCAAAGCCCCTACCAAGGATATCGCTCGGTATGGGATCTGGCGCCCAGACACTAGCTCGCGGGGAGCTTCGTATTCCACGAGCTCCGGTCCAAGCCGAATGTTTGTCTGGGTAGTTCCACCACCACCGAAAGACTTGATTGTCTTCGTCGCGACACTGACGATCTGGATGACTCGGTCAGTAGTGAGAGATTGGGCCCAGAGCGTTGCTGCTCCAGGCAAATTTGTGAGTTGAGATATGATTTCA